GCATTTGAGGAACGCAGTAGAATTGGTGAAGAACGTTTTAGACGTGAGCATGAATGTGAATTTGTCATATACGACGAAACATTAATCTCTCCTCTTAAACTTTTAGAACTGTTTGGGGTAGATCCTTTATACAGAAGCGGTCAAGTAAGATGGTACAAAAACCCTTCACCAGAATGCATGTACACAGTTTCGTTAGATCCAAGTAGTGGTACAGGTGGCGATAATGCGGCAATACAAGTTATAGAATTACCAACAATGATTCAAGTTGCAGAATGGAGTAACAACAAAGTACCCATAGAAGGCCAAATAAAAGTAATGATGGAAATTATGCAGTACATCAAAGAAAATGGCGGTTACCAAATTTATTGGACAGTTGAGAATAATACTATTGGTGAAGCGGCACTTGTGGTAATCAGAGACACAGGAGAAGAAAGTTTTCCTGGAGAAATGTTACATGAGCCTAAAAAAATACAAGGCAAGAAAGGTCGTAAAGGTTTCCATACTACACATAAAAGTAAAATAGAATCATGTTTAATTTTAAAACGTTTGATTGAAAACGATAAAATCAAAATCAAAAGCAAAGCATTAATCAGCGAACTCAAAAACTTTGTTGCAAGAGGTAACAGTTTTGCAGGCAAGCCAGGCGAGTTTGATGATTTAGTAATGTCCTTAACATTGTCTATAAGAATGATAGAATTTATTAGCACATTTGAAGATGATGTGTACAATGTTGTCAACAGCAGTTTAGGTTTAGGCGACGCAGACTGGATAACTGGAGACGATGATGAGGATACTCCCTTGCCAATTAGTATAATCTGATAAATAGTATTGGAGACATATTATGGCTATTAATACAGACTTAGTTGCAGAAAAGATCTTTAACCATTTACGTGGTAAAGGTTTTACGGTTAAAAGTTTTAATAAAACAGGTGACTTAGTTACAAATCCTCAAGAAGCAACACGATTTGCTGTAGCAGAGCCTAATATACTTGTAAGATTAGATTTAAATAAAGAAAGTGTAAGTTTATCTGTATCGAAAGATTACGATGATGACAACTTAAGATCACAACTCAAAGAGTTAGCACAGGATAATTTATTAAGTTTTGATTTTAGAGTGTTCAATAAAAAAATAGAACCTAAAGGTGAAAAGATAGACATAGCCAAAAAAGCGGAGAGAAATATGGCAGATGTTATGAAAGAAGCAAGTTTAGGTCGTATGACTGGTAGCAGTAAAACCAGTTATCAACCACTCGAAAGTGTTAAGGTTGTTGTGCGACATAAGAAAGCAGTTAACGAAGAAATACGTGGTGCAAGAAGTAGAAATATACACAGTATTTTTGTACAACGTGGTGAAGAAAGATTTAAAATGGCAGAAAACAATTTGCAAATGGCCAGAGCAATGGCACGTCATTTATATAACGGTGGCGAAGTACATGATAGCATCGGTGAAGCAATAACAACTATGGCAGTAGACTACAGACAACTCCGCGAGTTTGTGTCTTATGTGCAAAGAAATAAAGTTATCAACGAAGACAACCAAAGCATATTTGAACTTGCAGTAGACCGTGTAAAAGAAATCAGAGAAACATTTAAAAGACTAACTGGTGCAAAAAGTTATGTTATTGCAGTAGAAAGTTTAAATGAAGATCCTGTAGATAAGGCGGCAGATGCAGTTAGTGATTCAATAGGTGATAGATTCACTGAATCACATCTTGATGATAAAGTAATTAATGTAATCAGTACATTAGAAAAATTACAATCACGTAGAACAACATTTGAAGAAAGCATAATGACAGCAATTGAATCAGAAACTTTTGCTGGAGTAAAAGATTTATTAAGTGAAGATGATGTAGTAGATTTTGCATCACCTGAAGCAAGACTTGGACATCAAGTTACGCAAATGGGTTATAGTGCAAAAGATGGTACGTTATCAAACTACCTACAGAACATAGGTAGTAAAATTAGCAATGGTGGACAACTTAATCCGTTCGAATACAGAGCAGTTAAGGCAAGTTTACTAAGTGCAGGTCAAAAAGGCGCAAATGCAAGTCCTGTAGATGCAGGCAAGCAATATGAGTCGTTTTTGAACCAATTTGTAGACTAAACTGCAAACAAAATACTAAATAACATTGTTAGAAAAAAATTAACAAAAAAAAGGTTGACTTTTTTCTATCTTGGCAATATAATAAAAAAACAGTAATATGAAAGTATTACGAACATGGCAAATTATGGCAAACAATAGGAGAATATTATGGCCTCATTAGCAGAAATCCGTGCCAAACTGGCACAAATGGAATCCAAACCTGGTTCCAATAATCAACCCCAAGACAACGCAATTTATCCATTCTGGAATATTGACGAAGGTACAAGTTGTACTCTTAGGTTCCTTCCTGACGAAGATCCTAATAATACATTCTTTTGGGTTGAAAGACAAATGATCCGACTCACCTTTCCTGGTGTTGTTGGTGGCGAAAATCGTCCAGTAACTGTACAAGTTCCTTGTATGGAAATGTGGGGCGAAACATGTCCTGTTCTTACAGAAGTAAGACCTTGGTTCAAAGACGCAAGTCTTGAAGACATGGGACGTAAGTATTGGAAAAAGAGAAGTTACATTTTCCAAGGATTTGTAAATGAAAATCCTTTAAATGAAACTGCTCCAGAAAATCCAATTAGACGTTTTGTTATCGGACCTCAAATCTTTAACATTATCAAATCAGCATTGATGGACCCAGAAATGGAAAATCTGCCAACTGATTATGTAAATGGTACTGACTTCCGTTTAACAAAAACAACTAAAGGTCAATACGCAGACTACAGTACTTCTAAATGGGCACGAAAAGAAAGTGCATTAGATGAAACTCAACTTGCGGCTATTGATACACACGGTTTACACAACTTAAACGACTTCTTGCCTGCAAAGCCTTCAGCAGAGGGTGTACAAGCAATCGCAGAAATGTTCCAGGCAAGTGTTGACGGAGAACTGTATGATCCAGCAAAATGGGGTAACTTTTACAAACCCTATGGACTTGATACAGGATCAAGCACACAATCCACAGTTGCATCGGCTCAACCTGCTCCAGCAGTACAGCAACCTGCAACAGAGAGTGTGGCTCCTGTAGTTGAAAATACAGAAGTTGTAGCAGAAACTACTACTCCTGCCCCGGAACCTGTCGCTGAAGCACCTGCACCTGCAACAGCAGAAGCAGATGCTGGTAAAAAATCAGCAGATGACATTCTTGCAATGATCAGAAACAGACAGTCTTAAGGAGAATACAATGCAAAAGCCTTTTGACTTAACTAAGTTCCGAACTGGACTGACTAAAAGCATCACAGGTATCAGTGCTGGTTTCCACGACCCAAAAGATTGGGTAAGCACTGGTAATTACACACTTGACTATTTGATTAGTGGAGATTTCAATGGAGGTATTCCATTAGGAAAAGTTAGTGTGTTCGCTGGTGAGTCAGGCTCAGGTAAATCATTTATTTGTTCTGGTAACATTGTAAAAAATGCACAAGACATGGGTTGTCAAGTAGTGTTGTTTGATTCTGAGAATGCACTTGACGAGCAATGGTTACAAGCATTAGATGTTGATACAAGTCCTGAAAAACTATTAAAAATAAGTGTTTCAATGATAGATGACGTTGCAAAAGCAATTTCTGAATTCATTAAAGACTATAAAGCAAATTATGGAGACTTAGAGTATGAAGAAATGCCTAAGTTAGTATTTGTTGTTGATAGTTTAGGAATGTTATTAACACCAACAGATGTTGATCAGTTCCAAAAAGGTGACATGAAAGGTGATATGGGTAGAAAACCAAAAGCACTTGCGGCTTTGGTTAGAAACACAGTGAACCAAATTGCACCTTTTCCAATCGCATTAGTGGCAACTAACCACACATACGCATCACAAGATATGTTTGATCCAGATGATAAAATCTCAGGTGGTCAGGGATTTATCTATGCATCAAGTATTGTGGTTGCCATGAAAAAACTTAAACTCAAAGAAGACGCAGATGGTAACAAAGTGTCAACTGTACAAGGCATAAGAGCGGCCTGTAAAGTAATGAAGTCACGTTACAGTAAACCGTTTGAAGGAGTGCAAGTTAAAATACCTTATGAAACTGGCATGGATCCATACAGTGGTATGTTAGAAATGCTTGAATCAAAAGGTAGTGTGGAAAAAGTAGGAAACAAACTTTTAGATGTCTCTCCTGTAACTGGTGAAGAAATCAAAGAATTCAGAAAAGGTTGGACTGGAGATAAACTTCAGGTAATTATAGATGAATGGGGTCAGAATCCTAAAGCACAAGTCGATGAACTTGATGTTGGTGATGCTAATCCTAATGATTTTGAACCAGATACTGAGGAGTACACAGATGAGTCCTGAAGTAGCACTTTTACACGAACTGTGGGATAGAATCAAAGGGTTCATCCCACAAAAAGAAAGATTGCGAATTGCAGAAGAAGTTGTTAGAATTTTTGATGACAATGTTGATATTTCAGAGTTTGATGAAGTAATTAATGAATTTGATTCTGTAATGAAAGCGGCAATTATAAG